ATGAAAAAGTTGTTTTATACATTTTTCCTGATGCCTTCTATGTTCATATTGGCATGCACAGGAAACAAAAAAGTCGATGCAAACAGTATCGGTAACGATTCGGTTGTTGCTAAAACGGACAGCGTACAGCTGTATGTTGAGGAAGAAGACAAAACCGACTACTCAAAATTCATCGAAAAACCTACGCGTGTAGACACCTCTTGGGGTGATTGGGAAATACACGCTCGCCAGTTCTACGATGGCAAAAAGTTTGTCTACGACAAGGTCATATACGCCGATTATGCAGTGAAGATAAATATATTTAAGGGTGGTAAACCTGTGTTTAAGAACTACAAGGTAGACTCCAAATCGCTTATGGGCTCTGGTTGTATGAAGGGCTTTACTCTTGGCCTATACGAAGAGTTCGATATTACCCCCACATCGGTGTACGTTGGCTTTAGCTATTGTGAGCCAGAGACCGACAATTGCGCCATCTTTACTTTGGCATTGAGTGCCGATGGCACTGTGCGCAAGTACGAAATAGACATCGCCTCGGCTGAAGGAGATATTACGGGGCATAAAACGAAACGTACATAATACGAGGATGCCGTGAAATCGTGATTGGCGTTGATTGATAAGGGGTTATGGGCGTGAAAGAACATTGGGCGAAAAAAAACGAAGCGTATATAATGTAACATTGATGCGACATTCGTGTTACATGCGAAGGGTGGATGGTAGGGTTTGATAAGGCCAAATGTTACATGGGGATGATTTAGGGGCATTTTTGGGTTGTTTTTAGGGGATGTGGGGCTGTTTTAGGGGCTTTGGGGCGTTTTCTTTGCGGCCTTGGGGTGTTTTCTTGATGGCTTGGGGTGGTGCTTGGATGGTTGTTAATGGATGTAAGAGTGAAGGGGGATGGTGCTTTTTCACTCTTTTTTATTGGTGCTTTTCGCTCTTTTCTTTTGTCGAAATATTCTATATAAGTATTATTTGGTATATTTGCATTGAAAAAGTACCGTTATCTGGCAAAGGTTAAACGAATAAAGAAAGGAGACGATATGGCGAAGGTTATACATGTGCACTTGTTGCAACAGATTGATGGCGTAAAGCGGCGTGACTGGTATTTCAGCAGCTTATCGGCCGTGTTCACCGTATTCACCCCTGAACAAGTGGGTGTGACAAAGAATTATCTGCTGCACGCGGGGTTGTCGGGAGGTGGCGTAATCATCAATAAACGCGCTGTTATACGGCAATCTACGCTTATCGGGCGCAGTCGTGGGGTGAGTGGTTAGGAGGGTATTTTTAGGGCATTAGAACGCCATTAGAGGGGTGTTTTGGTGTATGTGGTTATCGGGCGGCCTTCGGGCCGCCTTTTTTGTGCCTTTTCGGGTCGATTTTGGCTTAGGAGTGACATTAGGAGTGACAGTTAGGAGTGACAAAACTAAAAGTTAGGAGTGACAAAAGTGGGATTTTAGGGGGGTGTATTGATAATATGCTAGATACCCACTTTCCCACTTTCGCGGCAAAATATGTTAGATTGGTGGTTAGTTAGATACCCTCGTTTTTTATGCCTGTAATTTTTCAAGGGTTGATTATCAAGTACTTAGCAAAAAACCACTCCGATTTTGTAGAGGGGTGCATAAAAAGGGGGCGTCGGGGTGTAGGGAGGGGCGTCGGGATAGGTTGTTTAATGGGGGGTAAGTACTTAAAAGAATTTCGCAACACCACCGAGAACTTCGAATATATTTATAATATCTGTGATGGGGAATTCTTGCTCATCAAATTCTTTATCGTTAATGGGCACATAGCGCAACATCTGTGGGTTATTCGATTTCCGTAATATCTTAACCGTGCGTTTGGTCTTCAATACCACGGCGTATATCTTTCCGAACTGAATATCCTGAACTAGGCATTGGCGCAGCCCTATAATGTCCTGATGTCCTATGCGAGGTTCCATTGAGTGCCCAGAAATGTTACACCACACCTGCACACGTTCGAACCCTGGTATATATATGTGTCGGTCAGGATAGATGGTTTGGTCATTAAAAGAGTCTGTGAATCCACCTTGGAATTCAACATCGTAATAGGGCGCGCCTTCGTTAGAAGAACTGGGATGCTCAGTGGACGAAACTAACTCATGTGTATCAGATTCTGATTTGAGCATATTGCCCTCGCCAGTAAGAAGCCACCCTACATTTACATCTGGGGCATAAGCGAGAAATCTTGAAATATTATCCTCACTTATGCCATTATTCTGGCCTAATATGCCTCGAGTTGTACCTGATTCTTTGTAAAATTCATAGGGAGTGATACCCTTAGAAGACAAATAAAGCGAGATATTTCGCTTTACAAGTGATTTTTCTTGCTTATTTTCTTGCATAGTCGAGAAATCTTGTTTATCTTTGCAACGTGTTCAAGATAGAACACGCGCCAAAGATACGAAAAAGGGCGCGAATGTACAAATTTTAAAACTTAAAGAAGATGAACAACAATATAGAGATAAAGGAATGGGCAACCAACGACTTCAAGGGTAGAGTGGCCCAAAGGCTGATGACAGACCGCGTGCGGTTCTGCTACGACCCTGAGCAGGGCATCGTTTTCACCGCCCCCGAGGAATACGTGAAGAACCTCATATATAAGCTGATGGTTTGCGATGGCGTTAAAAGACGCCCCAATATATACGAATACAACAAATAAAGGAGATACACACATGAACACAGAAAACAAGAACAACAAGCTGGCGTTGCTGGCCAAGGATGTGGAGAACAAGTTGACTGTCATGGCCAAGGACATGGAGCGGTACAAGGAGGTGATGGTGGAAGACTACGAGCGTTTTTTCCGCTGGCACTCGGAAGACGCTTACAAGATGCAGGTGTACAAGTTGGAATTCGAACGCCTGCTGGTGCGCATTGGCGAGGGAGACGTGGACAAGGTGCGCGAATACCTGCGCAACAGGATGGACGGCACGCAGGCATTGCTGCTGGAAGCGAGCGTGAGGGGGGACGTCATGACAGCTGTGGCCCTGGCAAACATCAACGAACTGGAAGCCAAACGCCGCATGTGCGACCAATACCAGATGATGCTTGACACCATCGGTAATGACAGCCAAGATGAAGAGCATAGATAATGGGCAGGGAATAAGAGGAGAAGAATACAAAAATCGATATAAAAGGAGCTGGATATGAAAAGGAAGATAGTGGTGACCGCCGAGGTTAAGCAGAAACTTATGAAACAATTTGGGGCTGGGGAGCGCAGCCTGTTCAACGCACTTACGTACGACGAGCGGCGTGGCAACTCGGCAACGGCCAAGCGCATAAGGGAATCCGCCATGAAGAACGGCGGCGTGTCGATGGCCGACGACTGCCTGGACATGGAGACCATCCACCTGGCCAACGGCACGATGCGGCAGTTTTTCCCGCGCGGCACGGTGATGACCGTGTTCCGCAACGGGGTGGTTACGATTGAGAAGAACGGCCGCCTGGTGAAGAAGGAGCAGTGCCCGGGGCTGATAGACGATTATGAGGAGCTGCAACGCTTGGCCGCCAAGGTGGACGGCGCGGAACGCGTTACGGTGCTGAGGTAAGGAGGCGCATGGATATGGTAGAGTATTACGAAGGCCGGCTGTGCATCCCTGCGAAGGAGCTGGTGGAGCGGGGACTAATCAGCGAGGCCAACTATCGCCAGAAGGCGGCAAGGGGCAAGCTCGACGTCGCCCGCACCGCGCGCGGCCTAGGCAACTACGCCCTTGTGGCCGTGGACACGCTGCCTACCGCGATGAAGGAGGCCGTGAAGCGCGCCTACCCCAACCTGCGCATCGTGCGGCTGGTGAACTGGGTGCGAGAGAACTACGACTACGACCAGCGCGCCTACGCCTTCTTCTCCGACCCTGCGCAATGCGGCGTTGAGCTGCCCCGGCGGCACGTGAGGGAGTACACAGTGAACGCAGGCGTGATAAGTACGGCCGTTGCCCTGTACAACAGCGCGAAGGCACAGCACACGGTGATGGGCGAGGCCTACGACTGGGACATGATGGCCGAGGCCATCGACGTACTCAAACAGGAGTATGGGCACACGCTGCCCACATCCACCCTTCGATTTCGTAAGAAGGTGGCCGAGTTCAAGAAAAAGGGATACGCGTGCCTGATAAGCGGGAAGTTCGGCAACCAGAGCGCGCGCAAGGTGGACCACAAGACGGAGCGGCTGATACTGGGGTTGGCCGTGCTGCCCAACAAGCCTTTCAACAGCAACGTGCACGATATGTACCTGAGCTTTGTGTGTGGCGAGTTGGAGGTGTACGACCCCGAAACGGGCGAACTGTTTTGTCCGGACGACTTCACGCTGAAGAACGGTGAGCCGAAGACACTGAGCGAGGGCACCATCAACAACGTGCTGAACGCCCCTAAGAACAAGCTGATGGTGGAACATGCACTATCCACCTATACCACGTTTATGCACGAACAGATGCCCCACATGCACCGCCACTCCGGCCGTTTCTCGCTTTCGCAGATAACGATGGACGACGTGGACCTGACACGCAAACTGAAAGACACCAAGCAGCGCGTACACGCATACTACGCCTACGACGTGGTGAGCCAGTGCGTTATAGGTGCCAGCTACGGCCGAAAGAAAGACGAGAGCCTCGTGGTGGCCTGTTTCCGCGACATGTTCCGCACCATAGCTCGCCACGGATGGGGCATACCAGCAGGCATCGAGGTGGAGAACCACCTGATGAGCCAATACCGCGACGGCTTTCTGCGGGCAGGCGAAGTATTCCCATTCGTACATTTCTGCGCCCCGCAGAACTCGCAAGAGAAGTACGCCGAGCCGCTGAACGGAGCCAAGAAACGCAGCATCATACACAAAAACCACACGGGCATCGGCCGCTTCTACGGCAAGGGCAAGTGGAGGCAGGAATACAAGAAGGTGAGCGACGAATGGAACGACACCTACGAAGATCGCGAATACTTCACATGGGACGAGCTTGTTGCCGACGACCGAGCCGACAGCGCAGAATGGAATAACACGCTGCATCCCGACCAGAAACGCTATCCCGGCATGACACGATGGCAAGTGCTGGTGGCCAACGTGAACCCCACACTGCTGCCATACGACGCACGGACGTTGGCACGGCACATCGGCGAGGCTGTTGAGACCAGCGTAAGGAGGAACTCTACGGTGCGCGTGGCACACGAAGACTGGTGGCTGAGCAGTACTGCGGCACTGGAACGTCTTGCCCCGAACAACTACAAGGTGACGGCCTATTACCTGCCAGATGAAGAGGGAGGGCCAACGGAGGTGTATCTCTACCAGGGCGACCGCTACATAGACAAGGTGGAGCGCGTGGATACCTACAACCGCGTGATGGCCGAGCAGACGGACGAAGACGTGGTGAAGTTCATCGAGCAGCAGAAGAAGGTGGCCTGGTTTAGGAAATACGTAACCGACAACGCCATCCACCGCGTGGGTGTGATGAAGACGAAGGTGGAACTGACGGTGGAAGGCGAGGAGGACTTGGAAGTGGCCACGCCGAAAGTAGAGGAAGAACTGCCACTGCCCCCGATAATGGCGACAGACTGGAGCAGGGCCGGCGTTGATGCCACGTAACGGCAAACTAACGATAATCGAACGACATTAAAACAGCATTTAAACATGACACAAGACACCAAACAGCGGATATTGGCAGCCGTGGCCGCCAACCGCACGAACTACCCCAGCGACGCAAAGCACGCCGCCAGCCTGGGAATAAGCACGAGCGTGTACAGCGCACTGAAAAACGGCCAGACCGATAAGACGCTGAGCGATGCCAACTGGATATCGATAGCGCGCCGTCTGGGCGTGGAGCTGCGAGCCAGCATCGAGTGGAAGGCGGCACGCACGCCGGTATACCAGTTCGTGATGGCGCAGCTGGAATTCTACCAGCAGAGCGGCACGAGCGGCATATTGTGCGACATGCCTAATATAGGCAAGACGTTCACCGCACGCTTGTATGTACAAACCCACGCCAACTCAGTGTACATCGATTGCAGCCAGGTGAAGACCAAGCTTAAGCTGGTGCGCAAGATTGCAGCAGAGTTCGGTGTGAACGCCCGCGGACGGTACGCCGACGTGTACGACGACCTGGTGTATTACCTGCGCTCTATCGAGCAACCGCTCATCATCCTAGACGAGGCGGGCGACCTGCAATACGAGGCTTTCCTCGAGTTGAAAGCTCTGTGGAACACCACTGAGCGCGCCTGCGCCTGGTACATGATGGGTGCCGACGGATTGAAGGAGAAGATAAACCGCTCCATCGAGTGCAAGAAGGTGGGCTACACCGAGATGTTGAGCCGATACGGCGACCGCTACTCGAAGGTTACGCCCGACGACGGGCGCGAGCGCGATGCCTTCCTAGCCGAACAGGCCCGCATCGTGGCCAAGGTGAACGCCCCGACAGGCACGGACATCGCCGCCATTGTACGCCGCACGGGTGGAGGGCTGCGGCGCGTTTACACAGAGATAGAGAAACTTAAACGAGCAAACTGATGGCCAGGACAAGAGCGTATACACCCCGCGAAGTGGGCGAGAAACGATACAAGACCCTGCCCTGGGATGGTGAGTGGCAACGCGTGTTCGGTCGGCCTGCACTCAACGAGCTGTGGTTCATCAGTGGCGCATCGGCCCAGGGCAAGAGTTCATTCGTGATGCAGCTAGCTAAGAAGCTGTGCGAATACGGACGGGTTCTGTATGTGAGCGGCGAGGAGGGCATACGCCCGTCATTCCAGCGTCGCCTGCAACTATTCCACATGGAAGAGGTGAACAGCCGTCTGCTCATCGTGGAAGACACCGACATAGACAAACTAACGGCACGGTTGGCCAAGCACAAGAGCCCGCGTTTCGTTATCGTGGACAGTTTTCAAGTGGCAAAGTGGACATACGCCGAGGCTATGGAGTTGCGCAGCCGCTTTCCTCAGAAAACCTTCATCTACATCTCGCAAGAGCATAAGAGTGCGCCGATGGGCATACATGCGGTGAGCCTCCGTTACATTGCCGGCGTTAAGGTGCGCGTATCGGGCTTTGTTGCGCTCTGTATGGGGCGCGAGAACGAGCATCACGGGCAAGGCTTCGTGGTGTGGGAAGAGGGGGCGGTGAGGTATGGGAACGGAAGCCTCACCCCCAGCCCCTCTCCACGGGGAGAGGGGAGTGAATAGCCTTGCCGCGCACATGGGATTAACAATTAAATAAAGGAGTTATGGGAAAGAGAAGAACAGGCCAGTTTTATCAGGAAAAGAACAAGACGATGAAATCTGCCGAACTGAAGGCATACCTGGAAGGGGTTATCGCCGATCTGCCGGAGCAGGAGCTGGACATAAACGTCGACATGACGCTATTTTTTAGGTGGTGGGACAAGCCGCACAGTGCGGGGGGCCTCTGCTCCTGATTTTGCAACACACCTTTGGTCGGCCTCCTCCATGAGTGGTTCCACCTCATGGTGTCCGCAATAGTTCACACTGAACTCTTTATAAGACGAGATTTCCAGGCTGGGCGATTTGCCGCAGACGGGACACTTGATTTTGGCGTACTCTGAGGAGAGTAACGCGTAGAAAGGATTATTTATGCTCATATTTAATTATGTTTGATTTAACGCTACAAAGGTAGCAATAATATCCCGGTTCGTGAGAATAGGGATATTTCCAAAACGATTTCACAACATTAAAATAAGAAGAAGATGAACAACAAGATCTACATCAGCGGTGCCATAGCGCACCACGACATCGACGAGCGCAAGGCGGCATTCGCCGCGGCTGCCCACAAGTTGAGAAAGGAAGGCTTTACCCCGGTCAACCCCTTCGAGAACGGACTGCCCGACAGTGAAGATTGGCGACGCCACATGCGCGTGGACATCGGCATGCTGCTGCAATGCGGCCGCATATACATGCTGCGCGGATGGGAGTTTAGCAAAGGGGCAAAGCTGGAACTGGACGTGGCCAGCAGCTGCGGAATAGAGGTGATGTTTGAAACGCACGAGCCATGATACGCGGACGATGGGGCAAGATGACACCCACAGACGAGGAGCGGGCATGGATGGAAAGCCATTTCGCCCATACGAAGAACGAAGACGTGGCCCGCTACCTCGGGGTGTCGCGGCGAACTGCCGTGCGGCTGGCACGCGGAATGGGTTTGGAAAAGAGTGCGGAGTTCGCACGCGCGATGCAGGCCAATGCCGTCGAGCACGCCGTACGAGCCAACCGCGGGCAGGGTAATGCAGGCAAGGCCAATCTTCTGAAATACGGCAAGGCCTACCGGTTCAAGCCCGGCATGGGAAATAAGGACCGACTGTCGGCGGAAGCTCTCTCCGAAATGTACCGACGGAGCGCGGAGACACGCAAGCGCATGGTGATGGCCGAACGCCGCCGCGTGGCCTTCGGGCTGGAACAGAGAACCGCCCTACGCGTGGTTAAGGCGCCAAAATCGAAAATATACCTGCGCCACGAGCTTCGCAAACGTGGTTACGTGGTGGCCCACGCATCGTCGGATGCCACGATAACCACCGACACGCGCAGGTCGGCAACACTGGAGCAGCGGGCAGAGAAGATGGGAATTAGGTTTTATCTAACAGGAAAGAAACATGATACACAAGGGAGATAAATTCACGGTGCACTGGATTGACCACGAGTCGTGTTATGTTGACAGGCTTTACGAGGTTGTCGGAATAATTGACGATTGTCGCTGTCCACGCCCGTCGTGGTTTATGGGAAGGCCCGAAACGCCAAGGCCTGTTCACTGCCACATCTCGGCGCGTTTGGTGCGCTCTCCTCTGAAATGGCATGACGATGGGCTGCACTGGTTCAACGACATCGACCCGCAGACGCTCCATAGCATAACCAGTCCCGACTTTTGGCTGGAGATTATCCGGCAGCCGGGGGACCAATTAAGTTTATTTTAAAAGCAAAAACGATGAAACTGATAATCGAAAGAATGAAAGTTCGCCTACAAGCATGGCTTGAGGGCCGCGCCCGCGAAATGGAGGCGCGCCGCGTGAAGCGTATAGACCGTGAGGCGCGCAAGACCATACAGGTGATGGAATATAACGGCGTGCCGTACGTGGCCGTTAACGGCGTGCCGCTCTTTGCGCCCATCGACTTGACGGAAGGAGTGGTCGAGAGCGTGGCGCAGGCGCGCAAGGCCTATGCTGACTGGATGGAAGAGCAGGCGTGGCGGTAGCCGCTAATTAAGGAGGACAAGCCTATGCCGCCAGAGTATAATTACCGCCAGTTCTACGCGTTGCTCGCTCGCATGCCATACGCGGACAAGGAGACGCTCGTGTACCAGTACACCAAGGGGCGCACCGAGCATCTGCGCCAGATGCATCCCGAGGAATACGGCTTGATGTTGCGCGATATGCAGCGCGTGGTGGACAACGATGCCTTTACTCAAGAATTGAAGAAACGGCGCAGCACGGTGCTCAAGCTCATGCAGCAGCTGGGCATAGACACCACCCGCTGGCCCAACGTCAACGCCTTCTGCACGGACGCACGCATCGCCGGCAAGGTGTTCCGCAGGTTGTCGATGGACGAGTTGGAGGCGTTAGTGCCTAAGTTGCGGTCGATCTTGAACAAGGGCGGGCTTAAGAACCCTCCCCCGGCCACGCCGCCACAGCCTGCCAAACTGAAAGTGAAATACAACTTTATGATTAACAATAATAAAAACAAGAACAATGAAAAAGGAAATGCTTGAAGGGCTGAGTGCCCAGGAGAAACAAGAGCTGCTGGCTACGTTGCAGCGCGAGGCCAACGAGGAGAAGAACAGCCGGCGACAGGCCTACGAAGAGTTGCGCGAGAAGTTCGCACAAGACGTGCAGGCGCGGTTGAATGACGTGGTGACGGCCGTGAGTGGCTTTCGCGAATGGCTGGAAAACGAAAGCCGCGCCTTCCGCGACGTGATGGCCGAATATGGCCAACTGCGCAGTGAAAGCCAAGGCGGATTCACCATGACGGTGGGCGAGTTCCGCCTGACGGTGGCCGCAAACAAGGTGAAAGGTTTCGACGAGCGCGCCGACATGGCAGCAGAACGGCTGGTGGACTACCTGAAACGCTATGTGCAGCGCACGGAGAAGGGAACGGACGATCCCATGTACCAGCTTGCCATGACGTTGCTGGAGCGCAACAAGAGCGGCGACCTCGATTATAAGAGCATATCGAAACTGTACGACCTCGAAACACGATTCGATGCCGAATACGCCGAGATTATGCAATTGTTCAAGGAAAGTAACGTTGTGCAACGCAACGCGCAGAACTTCTACTTCCACCGCCGCGACGATGTTGGAGTTTGGCGAAAGATTGAGCCTAGTTTCTGCAGAATGTAACTGCATTGTAACCTGAATGTAAAAAAGTCCCCGCAACGCTTGTTGTTACGGGGACTTTTCCGTAATTTTGCATATTATTGTTAACGCGCACAACGATTATGGCAAGGGGGAGAAATAAGGAACTTATATTGGAACGCGACCGCAAGTTGTTCGAACGGTTCTACTATTGGAGCGAGGTAAAGCGGCTTCGTTTCGACGATACGATTGCGAAACTCTCTAACGAGGAGTTCTTCTTGGCCGAGGCCACCACGCTGCGCATCGTGCGCCGCATGCTGATGGATGGGGCCACGGTGGGCGGGAAGGCCGTGGAGAAGAGCCGGCGGCAGGGGTTCAGGTCTTCAACCGCACGGAGAGAGCCGTGCGGGCAATTGTCCTTGTTTCCCGAGTAGCCTCCGAGAGGGCGCAGGTATAAGTCTCCTCGTACACCTTGATGCCGTGGTTGAACGTGAAAAAGCGCGAGCGCGTGCGTATTAACGCCCCCTCGCCCGATGGCCGATAGCCCTGCAACAGCGCGTGCAGGGCTTTTCTTTTTTCCTCGCGCTGCATGATGCGGTCTGTCGTATGGCTGCCTGCGTGGGTGTCGTCGTAGCAGTCGAGTATGAGGCGAACGCGTACCTCGCATGTTCCGCGCTGTGCGATGTCGCCTGTGTCGTTCCATTCCGTGCCGGGCATGTCGATGAGGACGGCGGGATATGTCAGTGGATACATATCCAATTGTTCGTTGTCCAGTGCCTCCAACTGTCCGTAGTCTTCGTCCACGGTGCGTGCCCAAGGCAGGGCACGTGCTATGTGATCTATCATGTTAACGAGAATCGATTCCATTTCCTATTTCTATTAGTGTGTTTAGTATCATCTTGCGTATTTTAATGTTGAGTTCGTGGCTCGGGCCGATGAACTGACGGCGCGGAATGTGTATGGCCGTCTTTCTCGTCAGAGCCATTGCGCGCCACGCCTGCGCCATCGGCGGCAGCTCCTTGGGAAGCTTCTCGCCCTTCTTAACGTTGGCCAAAGAATACATCATGTGCCAGGCGTAACGCCGCATCTTGGGCGTGATGCCAATGTTTCCACCCTCGTTATGAATAGCGGCATAGGGCCGTGGGTTGGTAACCATCACCGCGCCGGGCATGACCACGGCATCTATGCTGCGCATCAGGTTATCGGTGGCCGAGGTCAGCGGGGTGTATGGCGATCCCGCATCCTGTCGCCTTGTCTTCTTCCAGGGGTGCAGCCCGCCGTTGGTGAAACCTCCGTCGCGGAAGTTCTGCCGAAAGTGGTTCTTGGCGATGACGGCCGCCTTGCGGGGGATGTCTGAGCGCATGGCCTGCTCCACCTGCTGTGGAGCTCGGGCGATGATGTCGGCTATTTGCTTGGCGTTCATGATGATTTCTTACTTGTGAGTGAGAAATAGTCTAAAACATTTTGCAGTCTTCGACTTTATTGTTATATTTGCACGAAAGATGGCGGAGGTAAACGTGCCCAAAGGGCTTTGGACCCGGGTTAGCGCATTCCACCATCTTTTTTATTGCCTAACTCCTCGCTTCAAGTCTTTAGGCTTTGTGCTTTCAATTGTATAAAGCACTTCTCCGTAGTCCTTGTGCACTTTCACATTGGCCCAATACTCCTTATCCCCGATGTTTAATGAGTAGTAAGTGAAATAGAGCGTTTCTTGGTGCTTTTTCTTCCCGGGGTTGCTTGGGTCAAACTTAGGGTGTTCAGGTGGATATGGCCTGTTTTCGGCATATCCCTCATACTTCCACCCCTTAATGCTGTCCATCTCAAAATGCTTGAGCCATTCCATCAGTGTTGCGTCCTCTCTATTGTGCTCGTATACGTCCGTTAGCGACCTGCGTAGGATGGTGAGCGAACCTGTCGTATATTCTTCGCCTTCCAGTTTCGCCCCCTTGTATGCATCAAGCTTAACCTTAAATTCCTTGATGTGGATTGAGGCTTGCACTTGCGCTTCGCGCAATGCCTCTGGTTGTTTATTGCTATCCGGCAATTTTTCATTGACATATTCGCAGTTGAAGCAATCTTTCTTATGAGCCACGAACATTGCTCGCATGCGGTTCTTAACCCCTCGGGGCTTGTAGTATGGGCATTGAGCGCACTTTTCGGGGAAGTACGGGTGCGTGTCGTTTATCAAATGGCCGTCCTTGCCCGGGTTATTGTCCAGCCCCTGCTGCGGCTGCGGCGTGGGCATGTCCTCCACCATGTCGGCAGGCGTGGCGGGGTCATCCGTGGCCTCGAGCATGCATTTGCAGTTCCAGCGGTCTTGCGGATGGTGCTTTTCCCAGAACGGATGCTCGATTGGCAGGGTGAGTTTCTTTTCCCAATATGAGCGGTGCGAGGCCTCGGCATTGGGCGACGTGGTGGGCATCCAGCGCAGGTTGGGGAATATGTCCTTGTTCTCAACAAACTCCTGCCAGTCGGCCGCGGCGTGCGCGCGCAACACGGCCGTATTGTATTCGGTACGCAGCCACGCGCCCGTATGGTGTGAGGCTATCGTCCGAACGTCGTTCGACCATTGTTCGAATGGTTTAATATTGCCGTTCGAATCCCGCAGTTTGTCGGCCATCGCCTTGCCCATAGCGTGCACCTTGAACGCTGCGAACACTTCGTTGCCGTGGCGCATGGCATCAAGGAATCGGTCGTTGTGTCGCGGTTGGTATTCGCCGCGTGCCAGGCCCTCGGCTGCCGCCTCGTTCATGGTGCGTTGCAACGCGCGCCACATCTTCGGCTCGATCTCCTTTGACGTGTCAAACCCCTCGTAAATGGTGTGCAGGAAGTCGCCCAGCAGGTCGGCCGAAACCTCCACGCCGCCTTCGGCGTTATGGATATGCGCGTGGCATGCGCACTGCCCGCCACCATAGTAGAGGTTGTCAATTAGAAGTCGTTGTCCGCCCCGATGGGTGTCGGGGCTAGGCCGAAAAAACGGTGCAGGGCGTTCGTTGGGGCTTTGCGTTCGGGTTCTCGCGGCGGTTCGGGCTCTTGCGCCAGCCGCTCGCGCAGGGCTGCGCGCTCCTCTTCCTTCTTCGCTTTAAGCTCGTTGTAGTTCTCGGGCTTGGCTACGCCGAAAGTCTCGTATAGGTAATCGTCGTCGATAGGCAGCCCCATGTTGGATAGTTTCTGTACTATGTCAATCTGTTGCGCGGTGTCCACCTTCTCCTTCTTGGCGTATACGAACTCGCCCCCGTCGGTGTTGAAACCCAGCTGGGCGAAGATGTCGCGCATCTGATAATTGAGGATGTCGAGGATGAAGTCGCGGTCGTCGGCATTCATTTCGTCTTCCTCCTCCTTGTGAATCGTGCCAAGGGCTTGCGTACCCGTGTCCTTGGCGTCGGTGGTGAGGGTGTTGCCCAGCACGCGTATGCTAATCTTCGAGTCCCAATATTCGGCAAAGGTGCGATACAGCTCGCTGCTGCCGGTTTTGTTTCCCGCCTCTATCAGGTTCAGGTCGCTGTCCTTGGGATGGATGTAGACGGCGTTGGTGCCCTGCTGCCGCGCCTCGCGGATGAGCGTGCGGCGTGCCTCTTCGTCGCCGGCGTCGTAAGTGTACTCGCGTATGGGCATGCCGAAAATGTTGCAGAAACGCGCCCAGTCGCCCATGTTGCCCTTCTTGTACAGCACGGCGGGCAGTATCTCGGCGAATATGCCCAGTCCGCGCTCCGAGCCCACGAAGAGCGTGGACTCAAAATTCTCGATGGGCACACCACTGATGTCGCCCTGCTGGCGAAGCACCAAGCCACGGATGGGGTCGTAGTTCTTGCGGCTGATGCTGTCGAAGCGGATATTGCCGTCGTCCTCCATCCGGAACTGCACGAGGGTGAATCCCCAAAACTCGGAGAGGATGAGTTCCTTGCGAAGTTCCTTGAACCAGGGCGAGCGGAGTTGCCTGTTTATCTCCTCATCGGGTTTCCCCTCGCGCTGAAATTCGATGGGTATCTGCGTCACGCCGCGCAGACGTTTGGCCATCACGCCAGTAAGGTGCAGGTCGAAGTTCGCACTCTCGTACATGTCGTAGAGGCGCACGCGGTTGCTGTAATCGATCCCGCGCGCGGAAGTGACGGCGTTCATGTAATGCTGCAGGTTGAAGTGGAACAACTCCGGCATCTGCAATACCACGTCGGGCTGGCGTCCGCCCGGGCTGGCGAGCATGCCGCCCTGCGTGATTCGGCGACCTTGGACGCGCCTTTGTTTTAATGTCTTCATATTTTAATTTCTTTTTATCATACCCTTATAAGAGCGTGGGGCGCACCTCGTCCGCCTTTATTTGCCATCGACTCTTGTCCTCAATCTCCTCTGCGGGCAACAGTGGCGCACCGTCAATTGTCACGTCTCCGCGCATCACGCCCTTGAGCCACTCCACCGCCCGGTCGTAGCGGTCCTGCCTTATCTTCGATATCTTATAAGGGTTGTGCTGGCAGAATATGTGGTAGATGGCTATATCCAGGGCGAACATCAGCACCAGCGCGTGGCGTTCTGTGCCCTGCGCCAAGAATATCTTGTCGCAGTCGTACTTCTTATTGAGGTACGACCGCATTTCCATTACGGCGCGGTCCTCGCATATTTCTACGATCTGCGGGTCGTAGTCGGCCGTACCTTGGCGCAGCAGGCTGTCGAGAATCTCGCGGTGGATGCTCGCGTCATAGTCGGTAATCTCTATAAAGTTGCTCATGTCGTCTATATAATAAAAGGGTTGTCCTTGTTTATGTCCTCGTCGTTAAGGGCGATGGTGTAGGTGGGTTCCAATTCGCCCGTCTTGCGGTCCACCATGGTAACGGCACCCTCCACGGCGTCAAGGCCGTCTGCAGGGTAAGGCAAAGTTAGTTCGAAGAGTTTGGACTGGTTGATGAGTTCCTGCATATGGGGGTTGTCCTTCTCTTCTTCGTTGAATATCCATGTACCTAATCGGTCGAGCGGCTCAAGGTTGGCCTCAATGCGCGTGGCCTTGTCCGTCTTCTTGCGCGTGTCCTCGCGAATGAAGAGCTGCACCTTGCGCGCTGCGCACTCGTCGCGCAGCAGGGGCTTGAACACCTGCTGGTAGAACGGGTCTTGCAGCTTGTTGTTCTCTATGTACCAATACACATTGGTTTTTCCACCAACGTACTTGTCCAATTCAAAGTACCAGCCTATGAAGTTGGCGTTGGTCTCACGTGCCAGGAAACCTTTTATCACGTAGTACACGCCCTTGTACTTTCCCACCAGCCACAGAGCCTTGGTGCTGCTTGCCTTCTTGCGGCTGTCCGAATAGGCTGGGTCGCCATAACCTATCAGGAAGCGGAACTTCTTCAAGGGCGGCACCTTGCCGAAAGGCAGGTTCTTGAATATCTTGCCCTCGGCCACGGGGTTATTGAAATATTCGCCCTGCTGGGCGCGTACCGAAATTTTCGAGAGGCTTCGGTCTATCTGCTCCTCAGTATTCTTCTGCGGCCAGGTGCTGCGCCCGTGCTTGTCGCGTATATTTACCACATCCCAACTGTTGGCGAGCGCGCCGGCGCGCGTTATGCAGCAGTCTTTGGCGATTATGTTACCACACCAAAGCACCAGCGTGGGCTCGGATATGGAGCGCGTGGGGTACAAAGCCTGTTCGGCCCATTGCCACTTCTTATCTAGTGTTACTGGGTTTCGGCAGTCCTCGTCGGTGTCATAGTCATCGAAGTACAGCACGTCTGGGCGGATGGCCTCGTTGCGCATACCACGCGGCGCAGAGCCTGCACCCAGGGCGATGAACTTCGCCCCGCATGCGCAGGTGAACTCCTTATCGGTCCACGCGCCGACGGTTTCCTGCTTGCCATAAAACTGCATCAAGCGCGCGTTCTTCTCGAAGTTGGCCTTATAGGGCGCAAGCAGGCGTGTGGCGGCATCGATGGTGGCTGCAGCCAATGCCACGAATCGCTTGCGTTTGGTGAGCGTGAGGTACATCAACACGAACATCACCACGGTGGACTTCGCCAACTCGCGGCTCCACGAGAGAACCTCGTACCACTCGTTATTGGCCACGATGCGCCGTATTGCCTTAATATGGAATGGGGCGAAATCGTACTTGGCGTAGGCTGGAAAAAAATAGCGTATCCATTCCACGGGGTCGCGTTCCAGTTCCTTTCGCCGACGTTCTACCTCATATCGCGACAGGCCCTCGTCCACCGGCACGTCCTTGGCCAGCCCCTCATGAAACCTGCGCCACAGTTCCAACGCCTGCTTGTCCGTATGTTTAGCTTTCATCCGCGTGTGGTTTGGTCTTTAATGAACGCGTCGAATAGGTTGTTGAACTGCTTGGCCGCCTCGACGTCTAGCGGGCGCAGCCATGTTAGGAAGCGCATGCCCACGGACACGCAGTCACTCACGCCGATGTCGTTTTGGAGCTTGTTGATGGCATTGGCCAGCTTGGCCAGTGCGTCGGCTTCGGCGGGCGTGGCGTAGCGTTGTCCCTCGTCACGCGCGGCGATGGCGTTGTTGACCTCTATTATCTGCCTGTTCCATTGTGAGATGATCTGCGCGGGGGTGATGGCCACTGATGCCTTCACCTCCTCCCAGTTGCCCTCGCGTATCCATCGGCTGACGGTCTGACGGGTGGAGCCAACCTTATCGGCAATTTCCTCTTGGGTGTAATTTCCGTCCAAAAATAGTGAGCGTGCAATGCTCTTCTTATCGATATTTGTCTTTGCCATCCATTTCTAATTTTGTATGCAAATTTCCCCCTTTTTTCACTAATCGTAAAATTGCAAATTAACCATATACGCCTGAATTGCAATGGTGTACATTCCGAATTACACCATATTTTTACGATTTTTTAGGCTCGTTTTTTCAGTTTAATTTTGCCGAAAAATCAAAATACGGTGCAAAAGAAATTTTTCAACATAATTCCCAGTGACGGCGAAGTGGCCATACTCTTATATGGCGACGTGGGCGACGGGCAGCGCGTGGACAGCGGCCGCGTGGTGGCCGAACTGATGGCCTTGCAGTCACAGTACTCCAAGATAGACGTGCGCATCAACAGCCGCGGCGGTGACGTATTCAGCGGCATCGCAATATATAATGCATTGCGCACGAGCAAGGCGGACATCACGGTCTATATTGACGGTGTGGCGGCGAGCATCGCGGGCATTATCGCCCTTTGCGGTAAGCCCTTGTACATGTCGCCCTATGCCAAGCTGATGTTGCATTCGGTAAGCGGCGGCGCATGGGGCAACGCATCCGACCTTCGAAGCATGGCCGAACAGATGGAAGTTCTTCAAGGCGACCTTGCGGCAATGATAGCCGGGCGGTGCGGGATGGATAAGGAAGAGGTACTCGCGAAGTATTTCGACGAAAAGGACCATTGGCTGAATGCCAACGAGGCTTTGGAAATGAAACTCATCGACGGGATATACGATATGGATGGCGAACAGGTGGAAGCCAAGACGGCGGACGACCTGTACGCATATTTCAATAACCGGCTGCAAGTTCAGCCACAAAACAATGAGAATGAAATGGCATTATTAGAATCTTTGAAAAGTGGCATCCCCTCGTTCGCCAACCTGGCAGACGAGAATGCCGTACTCGCGCACGTTCGCGAATTGGAGAACAAGGCCGCCAAGGCCGATGCCCTAGCGCAAGCCGTTGAGGGCTACAAGAAGAAATTGCAGGACGTTGAGGACAAGGAAATTGTCGCCACCATCGACAAGGCGATTGCCGAACATCGCATCACCGCCGAGCAGAAGGAAGCCTTCATGGCGTTGATGAGGACAGATCGCGAGAACACGGAGAAGTTGCTTGCGAGCATGAAGGCACGTCCCTTCCGCCGCATAGTAGACGAACTCCGGGATGAGACCGGTTCGCCTGCGAACTTGGCCGGCAAAAGCTGGGACGAGCTGGACAAGGCCGGCAAGCTATCGGAGCTGCGCAATACGGACTTCGAGACGTTCAAGGCCAAGTACAAGGAGAAGTTCGGCCTCGACTACAAGGAATAGGACGACATTATAACAATATTAAAACAGCAATAGAATGGCATTGAATATCAGTATCTGGCAGACTACGCTTGTCGAGAATTTTTATCCGGACAACAGTTTCGCCTCAAAATCGGTGGACGACTCCACATTCGTCCATGCGCATAAGGTAATCATCCCCAACGCCGGCGCGCCGTCGAAGGTTCAGAAGAACCGCACGGTGAAGCCCGCATCGGTGAACCAGCGAACCGACCACGACTTGGAATATGAGATTGACGAGCTAACCACCGATCCTATCTACATTCCGAATATCGACACGGTGGAGCTGTCGTACGACAAGCGCAGCTCGATAATCAGCAATGATCGCGAACAGCTGCGGAACGCTGCGGAAGAGAACATTTTGGAACGCTGGGGTCTTGGGGTTCCCTCAAAAAATGTGTTGTTCACTACGGGTACGACGGAGCGCGAAGCACACACTTCGGAGACCGCGACAGGCAAGCGCAAGTGTATCACCAAGGCTGACTTGCTGAAGATCATGACACGCATGGACGCGGACAACATGCCAAAGGAGGGACGCCACATCCTGCTCGATGCGTACATGTACGCCGATTTGCTTGAAAATCTCTCGGAATCGGATAAGTGGATGTTCCAAAACTCAGCCGACGTGCAGCGCGGCATAGTCGGCAAGCTCTGGGGCTTGAACGTCATGACACGCAGCCAGGTTCTGCGCGTGAAGACCGACAAGAGCCTCTTGGGTTGGGATCAGGAAGCCGTTGCGGGAGAGATGGCCGCTGCGCTGGCTTGGCACGACAAGTCGGTGAGCCGTGCGATGGGCGAGGTGAAGATGTTCGACTCTACCAACAATCCGATGTATTATGGCGACATCTATTCGTTCTTGATCCGCACGGGCGGCTCGGTGCGCCGTTACGACAAAAAGGGTGTTTACCTGCTCGCGGAAGCGGCTAAGTAAAGAAAGGGCAGAATTATGTTACCAAGAATTAAGATTCAGTTTTTAAACGGCCAGCTGGGCACCGTGGGCGAAAGCCCTGACGGCCTGTTCGCCCTGGTGTGCGGCGCAACGGCCGTGGCCAAGACGTTGGAACTGGGCAAGGCCTACACCCTGCACTCGTTCGACGGGCTGGCCAAGTTGGGCGTAAACTCCGAGAACAACCCCCGCCTGCATAAGCACGTGAAGGAGTTCTATGCCGAGGCCGATGAGGGTACGAAACTCGTCATCTTCCCTGTTGACAAGGCCAAGACCTTCACTGAGCTGCTCGACAAGGACACGGGCCTTGTTAAGGAACTTGTCACAGCGCAGAACGGTGCCTTGCGCGGCATATTCGTGGCCGGCGACGGCCGCGAGGGCACCCTCACCACCAACGGGCTGGATGATGACCTCCTTACCGCCTTGCCCAAGGCGCAGCAGCTGGCCGAATGGGCCACGACGCAGCTCTACGCCCCGCTCTTCATCGTCATCGAAGGGCGCGGCTACAAGGGCGGTGCGGTGAAAGACCTGCACGGCGAGGCCTACAACCGCGTGGGCGTGCTCATCGGCGACACGGTGAAGGCATCCGAGGGCGCGGCCGTGGGCGTAATGGCCGGCCGCCTGGCAAGCATCCCCGTGCAGCGCAACATCGGCCGCGTCAAGGACGGCGCATTGAAGCCCATCGCCATGTACATCGGCGACAAGCCTGTGGAAGAGAACGCCTCGGCCGTGAGCGACCTGTACGATGCGGGCTACATCACGCCGCGCAAGTATGTGGGCAAGGCCGGATACTTCTTCACCGACGACCGCCTGGCCTGCGTGCCCACCGACGACTACGCCCACATCACCGCGCGGCGCACCATCGACAAGGCCTACCGCATCGCCTATGCCGCGCTGCTCGACCTGATGCTCGACGAACTGCCCGTTAACGAGAACGGCACATTGCAGCACGGCATCATAGTTGCGTGGCAGCAGATGATGGAGAATGCCGTAAACCGCGCCATGACGGCGCAGGGCGAACTCTCCGCAGATGCCGACGGTGCGGGCTGCAAGGCCTACATCGACCCCAAGCAGAACGTGCTGGCCACGTCGAAAGTGGAACTCACGCTGAAGGTGCGCCCGTTCGGGTACGCACGCTATGTTGACGTGAAGCTGGGGTTCCAGGTGGAAACGGCAGGTAAGTAACATTTCGTGGGTGGGCTTCGCGCCTGCCCACTTAACCACTTTAACACAATAGAATTATGTTTAACAGCAGAGAATACGAATGGGCGGACATCGATGTGGTGATGGGCGGCCGGTCGATTACCGGCTTACGCGGCATCAAGTACAATACCAAAAAGGACAAGGAACTGGTGTTTGCCAAGGGCAATAAACCCCACGCCGTACAATCAGGTAACTATGACCATAGCGGCGAGATAACGCTTTTG